CGGCTCTCTTAGTTTTCAGTGGGTAGCTTCCCACGTTTTTATTATTCTTATGTAAGAATATTGTCTACTCGGAAAATCCTGTAGTACTGATTTGATCTGTTAGAAGCAAGACCGTTAGCAGGTGTAGTACCTACAAATGGGTTTGACGCCATACCATATCGAGTTTTAAAACCGATTCTTGGTTGGAAGTCATTCTCGCCAACAGCTCGTACCATAGTTAGTGGTACATATGGGCAATAGAAAAGACCCGCGTCATAAGGATTAGTACCCTTATATCCGACGTTGATATAATCTGTGTCCGCATATGGATCAATATATACTCTGATCCTTCCGTTAAGAACACCAGCAAATGTATTGCCTGTGTCATCAACATTTAAGCTAGTAGAAAGTGCTGGAGCATAGTCTAGCATTCCACCAGCAGCTAGAGCAGTAGCTACGTCAGAAGAACATACGACGAAGTTACCTTTACCACGTCTTGTTTCTTTTGCAATTACGTTAGCTTCACGATCTAACTGTACACCGAGACCTTTGAATTTCTCAGCTGACCAACGACCATCGGCATCTGTGCTCATGCTAAAGATACCATTAGTAGTTACGTTAGCTTGTCTAGCACCAATTTTCGCCTGAGCGTTAATTGTTCTAATAACCTCACGGTTAATTTCCGCTAAGATTTCAGTTGACAAGATATTTGACAACTCAGTCTCTGCATCAAGACCATGAATAGCTTTCAAGTCTTGTGCAAGTTCTAGAGTGTATTCTGCTTTCAACGCTCTGCTTGTAGCAGTAACTGTTGATTTTTCAATGGTGAATCCCATTTCAGCAAAAGACTCTCCAGTATTACCTAGAGCTTCAGCTTCAGATGTTGAGTAGTTATCAGCGGTAACAGGAACGTAAGAAGTGGCTGAGTCATCAATACTTCCACTAACGTTTGTGTCGCTTACTCCAGCAAGACCTGAAGGTCCTTTTGAATCGGTTGAAGCTGTAGAAGAATCTCCAGAATATTTCTGAAGTGCTTCGCTAAACAGTGCTTCGTCATTAACGGCAGCACCAGCTTTTGAAGTTTTGTATCTTGACTTCATAGCAAAGATAAGACCTGTAGGTCCTGTCATTGGCTGAACACCACAGATATCATATGCCATTAGATTAGGCATAGCTCGTCTGACTAGTGAGATCAAGATTGGGTTCCAGTTAGCGGCTGCACCACCAGCGCCACCATCACCTGTACCGGTTCCGGCTGCGTTAGTTGCAGTCTCTGTGATTTGTCCTTGCTCGCGTAAAGCTTTTTCAGTATTTTCAAGAACAACAGCTGTAACGGCTTTCTTTTGAGCGGACTCAATTTTACCAGCTGCTTCTTCGTTTAATACTGGAGACCACTTTTCAACGAGTTTGTCGTATGAATTGATTTCCATTTTATTGGATCTCCCTTTTACTTATTAACGGTTTTTCTTATAGCAGAAACATAAGCTTCCATTGCAGGACTTACTTCGATTTCTTCAGCATCTGCTGATTCATCTTCTGTATTTTCTGCGATTGGAGACTTAGCGGTCTTTTGATTGAAATATGACTCTTTAAGAGTATTTACTTTATTAGTAAATGATTCTTCAGATTCAAAATCAACACTTTCTGCCAACTTATTAAGCTTTTCGATTTGAGTTTCTGCCAAATCTTTTGACGCTTCACGGATAATCGCTTCACGTTGATATGATTCAACTTTCTCATTCATCTCTATAGCTTTCTGAACTGCATCGTTGTACTTTTCTTCAAGTTCTTCGTTTGCAGTCGCTAGTTCGTCTACTAGGTCAACTTTTGCTTCGGGGACATCAACGTAAGACTCTGTGAATAGATCTTTCATCTTATTCATAAAGTTTTCTGCAATTTCAGTTCGTAGTCCGGACTGGATTGCTACTTTGTTATCCTCGACCCATTGTTCAACCACATAGTTGAGGTAGCTATCTACTTTCTCGACCATATCAGATTTAGTCGCTTCAACTTCTTCACTGAGTTGTTCAGTGTATTCAGTCTCAAGACGATTAATTTCTTCGGCGAGTTTAGACTTTACCGCTGCTTCAAATATAACAGCTGTTTTGGCTTTAAACTCATCACTGAGTGTAGCCTCAGATTCAACCAGAGCATTTAGATCTTCACTAAAATTTCCATCTATTTCAATTGCTTCGGCTTTCATTGGCGCGCCCATAGGACCTGCCGCTTTCATGCCTGCTGATGCTTTCTCTGGTGTACCAGGTGTTACTTTTTGCATTGGTTCGCTGTTACTCTTATCGCCTTTACGTTTAGCAGATGTTTTACCTGCTTTTTCAGCTTTATCGTTAGCTTGTAAAGACTGAGCTTCAGCATTTTTGGTGTCATGAGCTTCTTCAACTTCATTCTCGTTGAGCTCGACATCCTGATCGACTTCTTCAGCCATATTTTCTTCAGTCATAATCGACTCCCTATTTGGATTTCATTAACGAGAGGAAATTCTTAAACTCACGCACCTGGACCTCATAAAGATCCGCACGTGGAGCACGTTTAATTTCAGTCTCTATTTTTTCAATTTCTTGAGCTTCAAGGATGCCATTATTCCAGACCCAGTCTACACCTTCCATAATCCCATTAACAAATGCTTCTGGTGCTGATGGATCTTGTACGATATCAATCGTATTAAGCATAAAGTCATCTTTGACATACATAGCGCTTTCACGCTGCTCAAGGCTACCCATACCACGAGTTGAGACACCTAGTTGGACGCCACCGTCAAGTAAACCTTTTACAATATTACCCATTGGAGTATCCAATATTCGTGCCTTACCCATAACATTATTTCCCTCAAAGTTGAGATCCGTAATCTTATGAGATACTTTATCTAAGTTAACAGTTGGGCCATCTGGGTGATTTAATTCACCGACCGCTCTGTTCTTAGAAACCTGTTCATCGACATATTTTCCTACTGCGTTTTCCATAACGTTCAGCGGATAAACACGTCCATTTCTATTCTGTGATTCTGCCATTGCAAAGACTCCGGAAATAGTATGTGTTTTACTTCCGTCTTCTTTTTTCTCAACAATGCATTCTACATTGTTTTCTGTATATTCTGTAATAAGTTTCATTAACCTCTAGTCCCTACTGAACTTAATTTAATAGCAACATTTGCTGCAAATATACAATCTGTCTTGGCTTTATTTAAAATCATTGATTCCTGTCCAGCGACTGTAGTGGATCCTATAACATTTCCACTTGGAGCATCAACTATGGTAACTAAATATGCTGTTGTACCGGAATTGACCACTCTAACAAATATTGAACTTCCTACTGTAGACGCTGCTCCTGTTGTAGTTGGCGCTGCAATTTCAGCTGCTTGTAATACTATTCCTGCGTGCATACCCATATATCTTTACCTCTTATATTGTTTGACAAATTCCTTTGCCATTTTTTCAGCTTGACGCTGGTTTCTATAACTATCTAATCTATCACCATCTATATAAACAACATACCAATTCTTTTCTTTATGAATCATTACTGGTATTCTATTAATCTTTTTATTAAAGACCATCTGCCCAGCAGGATGTCGACCAGCTAATTCTCTCAATTCTTTGAATTTAATCATCG